GTGCTACTAGAACTTGTAGTAGTGGTTGTTGGTGGTGGTGTACCTGTTGTTGTTGTAGTTGTGCTACTACTAGATGTAGTGGTAGTAGTTACAGGTATAGCTGTAGTTGTTGTAGTGGTGGTAGACGATGTACTAGTGGTTGTACTAGTAGATGACGTTGTTGTTGTACTACTACTAGTGCTTGTTGTTGTTGTGGTTGTACAACTAGTGATGTATACAATCAATCCACCAACTACTTGGAATACTGTGTTAACAGCCTGAGAAGCTCCTGTAAAATACCAACCGTCAGGGATTGTTGTACAATCAGTTGTACCATTAGTCACAAACACCTTAGATCCAAGATAGAGTCCTTGATATTCAACAGTGAGGAATGTAGGCACCACGTTTACATATGATCCACCAAATGTATTCAGGTAGGCAACAGCGTTACATGCGGCTGATTGACTTCCTGTAGAAACAACACTGCTTGGGGGAGATATAATATTGTAGCCTGTAAAGAACACCTCGTCTATTAATTCATCAGGTCTTGTACAAGGAGGTATTGGAGGTGGTACTGTCACCACAGCTGTTCCTGATAATGTACAACTTGTTTCTCTAACAGTTCCTGCAAGATTACAATTCTTTGTAGTGGTTGTAGTTGTAGTTGAGCTTGTAGAAGTGGTAGATGTACTAGATGTAGTGGTGGTGGTTGGAACAGGTCCAGGAACACCAGCTATCACTTCAAAGTCATCACAACATCCATTAAGACCAGAATAGAAGAAATTATTCTCACCAATATACCAGTTAGGGATGTAGCTATGGAAGCTTATCCAACTCTTAGTGTTAAAGTTGAAAGACACTGTCCAACTCTTATTACAGAAATAGGTTTCATCTGTTAGATACACTCTCTCACGTATAGTGATTGGTTTAAGAGTGGTGGTGGTTGTAGTTGATCCAAAGGATGTTGTTGTACTAGTAGTAGTGCCAGCAGAAGTGGTTGTACTAGTGGTGGTGCTATAAGCGATTTGTTTGTATGTCTTTTCAACATAAAACTCTCTATTTACAGCATCATATTTAACATCTTTGCTCTTTGGAACATAGTCAAGCTTAGTGATGAGCACTCTGTCATACTTGCTATCAAATACACCATGCAGACCAATTCCTGTGAAGTGGTTATCTGTAGGCACATCTGGGAAGTAACGCAGGATTTCAAATGCCAGGTGATCTGTAAAGAACCTATTAAGTCCTGAACCAAACCCTGACAGGTCTACAGCCTGTGTACCAGTGATAAGAAACACTTGACCACGTTTAGCATCCACAGAGACTTGTCCTTGTGGAATCTTCAACAACATCTTGTTTTGGGTTCCTACATATCCCAAATCAGTTTCTGCGAAATCAATCGGAGGAGCTGATCTAAAGAATTGAGGATTACCAACATATGCCGCTTGAGGATTACTTGTATCAATCGTAAGGAGGTTGTTGTACAGAAGTGTCTTGTTCTCAAAACGAGCAAGCACTGCCTTGTTCTGAATTCCATCTAGAGATACAAGATCTCCATAGTTCTGAGGGAAGTCATAATAAGATATAGCTCTGTAAATCAACCAGCTATTTACCCTATTATCAGAGTCAATGTTCTGAGAATCAGAATAGATAGCTCTGAAAGGATAATAGGTGAAGCAAGGTCTATCCCAGTCAATAGGTAGATTTGTAAATGTATTCTCTCTGTTCTGCTTAGAATATGTGACATTATAGTAGTAGGTATTATCCTGAACAATAGGAACATAACTTTGTTGCACCCAGTCATCAGGAATACCTGTACTCACGTGAGGCCAGAAGTCACCCTCTCTGTTGTTGAAAGCTTGACGTAAGTCTACGTTATAAGAGCTCTCACAATAGAAATTAGGAATACCATATGCAAACAAATAGAAGTATCCATCATAGAATGTTCTTCCAGGATTGCTATCCTTAGGTTGTCCAGGAGCTACAAACTGACTGTTAGGACAGTCAAAGTTGTGAGCCTTGTAGGAAATAATGTTTGATAATACACCTACACCTGTAATAGTGTAGTCTCTAAGAATAGAACGTGCTGAGTGCCAGTATTTTGGATAGGCTATATTACCTATCTCATCATAGAATATATCACTATCATCAGGAGCATTTACACGGTTGTCAATAAAGAATGGAAGCTTGGTCTTGAATGCAAACCTGCTAATGAATGTATCACCACCAAACACTGTTTGTATGTCGGGAGTGTTTTCATCTACAAGCACTTGGAAACCAGTGTCCACCGTGCTGTAAGAATAGATTTGTCCGTATTGGTTAACAAATACATTCTTAAGAGATGCGTAGTAAGAAACAACAGACATGTCTTCTTCCTTAGCAGGAGCTTGACACTTGCTTCTTTCTGATATAGTAAATCTTGATATGTCTGTAACTATTGAACTTCCTGCAGACAGCATGTTAGGGCTTTGGTCTGGGAAAGGAAGACCTGGTCTATCTAGGTCAGTTCTCAGGTAGACAGATGATTCTCTTTGGAAGTTGTTGATGTTGTATATATCACCAACGTTCTGTACACCAGGAATCAAATATCTAGCGATGTCAAGGTTACGTTGCTTAATCCCTAGATCATCAGGAACTCCTACACCATAGTTATAATCTCCTATAGAGTTGAAAGAGTAGGCATAGTTCTTCCTTGTGATACCATTTACATAGATGGTTAAATACGCCTGATATGCTGTAAACATAGCAGTCGCATTGAATGGTGTGGTTACATCACCTAGTTCTTCAGCACTTTCAAGAGCATCACGCTGAGCTTCTTCTGTTAAGAGTTTGTACTTAGCGTTATCTCTCACCTCAACAAAGTGACCTTTACCTCTACCAAACATTACACTCTCAAGCTTCAGAACACTACCTAAGAAGGGTTGTCCAAAAGAAGTTTCAGGAGAGTTAAATATCTGTCTGTATTTTTCTGTAAATCCAGGTTGAGGATTCTCAGCTTTACAGTTTTCACCTGTAACAAGTGTTGGACCAGTAAAACAGATTTCACCAGGGCCTTCAATTTGTACAGGACCACCTGTGCCAGGAACTACATATAATGTATACACTGGAGAGGTAGGCCATCCATTCACCCATTGTGTAGTGATACCTGTATAGATGTCGTTCCACTCAATTCTACCACCTCTGGCAAATGAAAGAGGACCAGGATTACAAACCTGAGCTGTCCATATTTCATATGTAGAAAGTCCTACTCTTCCTGTTGCAGGACCAAGGATTCTAGGCTTACCTATTGAACAAAGTGGATATTGACCAATTGCAAAGTATTTCTTTTTTGTTGCTTTGTTTGTATTGCAATCAGTGTATTCCACCTCAGCAAAAGATGGTCCACCAGCAGAGTCTACAACAAGTGTGTCTATGAATATGGTATACCCATCACAGATTTGTGAGTAGGCATTGTTAGTTGTATTAAGAAATGGATCTGGGTTAAGATCGTTGTATGGGTAGTTAGGATAGTAGTAGGTTTCTTCTTCTCTCTCATACGTATTTACGTTTCTAAGGATACCCTTAGCAACAATAGACTTGTTTGTACCACGGTCAGCACGGATGATTTTGAATGCTACAATATCATCTTTCTGCTCTGGTGTAAGGGTAGATGTCTGAATAAGTGAGCTCACTAGTTGTACATCTATTTGTACACCAATAGGGAACACAGCATCATTACCCTGAACCATACCTGAAGGTCCTGTAAATATCTTAGATTCGTAAGCAGGACTTACGTTGATATCAGGGAACTTGTGGTGCCTAATAGGCTGACCAGCAAGATCACCCCATACATCTTTGTTACATGGGTAGGTGTCTGTTGATTCCCAATAACCAAACTCACCATACTGATAAGGGCCTCTGTAATCAAAAGCTGGCGAATATCCAGGACTTGTACCAATTACAAATCCTGTGTTGTAGATTTTCCAATAAGAGCTATATCCTACTCCTCCAGATGTGTAATCAGGAACGCCTATAAAGTCTGGGTTGGTATCTGGTACATCAGGTTGTAGGTTCTCTGTAGGACCTTTGATTCTACCAGGAATATGAAATCCATCTGTCTGCTTACCATTCTTAAGCAAGAACACTATCTCAAAAGCATACACCTCATCTCTCAGATAACCTCTGAGATTGGTGGCATTCAACTCATCTGAATAGTTTTGGTCAGCAGGAATTCTCCAGCTTTCCCATAACAGAGGAATTTGATTAGCAATGCTTTGGTAGTTAATACGATCAATAGATGTAAGGTTGTCCCATATCAAGACATCTTGTGCTGTTGTAAGGTCTTGAGCAATATCGTAATAAGGGAACTTCTCAAATATATCATTGATGGTCAGTCTGATTTGTGTTACGTTCTGACCAGTGTATGGGATTTCTTTTTGAACAGCATCAATATAATATGTACCCACCAACTCAACAGAAGTGATGTCATTGATTGTCTTAATCACCGCTAAGTTGAAATACTGGTAAAGTCCTGTGTCCTCAAGATTGCTTATATTGAGGATGATAGACTTCCCAACAGGATAGTTGAAGTTCACTGATGTAATGAACTTATCAGCAATAGGTGTTGGGTTGGTAACAGAATAATAGGACGTGTAAGGATTACCCTGAGCATCAGAGTATTGTGCAGCAAACTGATATGTACCAGCAATCAGGTTACCTGTGCTAGTAACATCAATTACCTCCAGTTGAGGGATGTTAAAGTTGGGTTGAAGCTTAAGTTGATTACAGTCTAGGTCATCCGTATATTCTGGATCACAGAACGGAGTTCCAGATTTTAGAACTTTTGGAATATTGTCAATGTCCAAATATCTTCTAGGATTGAATCCATCTGTCCAATAAATCTCTGTGGTGCAATTAGTTATCTTATGCGCCACCTTATGGATGGGATAGCCAGTATTGAAGTTGAGGCAAGGAGCATTTACAATAACACGATATACGCAATCATTGTTCTCCATCTGTCCAATCTGACTAGCTCCTGTATCAGGGTTAGTGATAAAGAATATATGTTTGTTCTTCTCTTGGATGAAGTGGTTACCTATAAGCACAAAACCAGAAGGGAACGTAACACAAAGTTCGTTCCCTGGCTCATTCTGATAGTTTACAGAATTAGCATCATAGTTTTCAACAGCAGCATTTAATGCATACGTTAATTTCCCCTTTGCAATTTGGTTAGGGGTTTGGTCCATGTTAAGACCTGTAGTAGCATTGTTATACTCCTGTCTAATATTGCCTTGTTCCTGTTCAGCCATTAGTATTAATTATTGCGTCTCCAACCGTATCTATTAGTACGATTAGGAAGTTCATACATGTTAAATCTGTTCAAGTCGTTCTTAATCCTACGTTGCTTAGTCCAAGGATCTTGCTTCTTGATCTCAATATCAGCCATGATAAATGCCTCATCAGCCTGTTGTTTGTAGAACGCAAGCTTGGTCTGAAGCTGGTTGAACGTCTCATCGTTAGTTTGGTTAGTGAGGGTCTCAATCACTTTGTATTTGATGAAAGCCTCAATAAACTCCCTGATACGATAGTTGTCAGGAATCAGCTGATTTCCACCAGCGTCATACTCTGTAGCGTAGAAAAGAAGATGCACCACGCCATTACGGAAGTTGGTGACAAACTTATTGTCTCTAATGTCAAATGAGTCATACCAAGAGGAACCAGGAGTGAACTCATTAATAGGAGGTGCCTGTGCATAAAACTCCCAGTTGTTGGTATAGTCTACACCACAGTTACCTTGTGCGGATATATTACCAGGTTTTAGTAAGTATTCTCTACGATAGCTAACTGCTGTTTGATTATTAGTCTTGTATACTGTCTGAACCAATTCAGGCATACAAGATCCATCACATCCTACATTACCACAACAAGGACTAGGGATGGCACAATCTGTGGTGATAGGGCTCACCTGAATTGTTGTAGATGTAGCAGCTTGTGAGTAGAATGAATTAGCTTGCTGATAAGGGAAACCATTTACAGCTGTGCACAACCATGCTTCACGAACAGCAAAGAAGTTGTCTGGAAGTCTAGCCTGATAGTCATTAATGTGTAGGATTTCCTGAGAAATCACATATGTGGTTCTACCCAGCTTCCTTAGACACTTATCCAAGTAGGTGGGGAACATCAAATCATCAACTGCTCCTGTATCAAAATAGCTTTTGAATTCCTCCTTTACAGTGGAATACACAGGCTCAGGGCTGATGAAATTATATTTGTAATAGTATGACATCTATTTTACTTTTTCCATTCGTGATAGAGATGCTGATATTTATCATCAGCGTTTATGTAATGTGAAAGAAGCCTAGACGTGTTTCTGGAAGGTTTAAAATACCACAGCTGAGAATGTTTGAATCTAGCTGTTGTCTTGAACCACATCCATCCAAAGAAGAAGCCTTCTGTGTGAAAGTTAAAGTTGTAGATGCGCTTGCCTTTCTCCCTTGTCTTTTTCCAATCAATAGGAAGGTTTACAAACTCTTTCCCATCAACTCCTTTTATCTTCCTGCGCTTTTTCTTGTTTATAGCAAACTCACCAAAACCAAAAGGTAGCTTTGCTCGTTCTCCTGTCTCAAGGATGTATTCTTTGAAAGCATCATTAAATGAATAGATGATGTTTCTCCATTGATCGAAAGTGAGTTTGATGGACGGATGTTTCTTACAGAAACTGTTGTAGTTTTCTTTGCTGGCGCTTCTCCAGTCTATCTTTATTCTCATGTCTATCTCAAGTTTGGAGCGTTAGGTGCTTGACCATCAACTCCATCACTTGTGATGTCTGTCTTCAATTTGAAATACGTAGAGAGAAGCTTCTGAGAAGTGAGTTCCAACACCTGCTTTTCCAGGTAGCCAGGAACAGGGGATTCTTTGTCTAATGGATTTACACACAGTTGTTCTGGTGTATAGTCTGGAGTGCCACATCCACATTCTGGATACATTATCTCATTTGGAACATCTTCCTCGAAAAGAGCAACAAATCTGATTGCTTTTAGGAGTGGATTGTTCACATACAGATACCCATTAGAAATCCAGTAGTATTCTTCCTTCTTAATGATTGGAAGCTTGAGCAAGTTTACGTATCGGTTGATGGTTATTTCCTTAAGTTTCTTTCCCTGACCACTCATGGCGTTAATTGAATAAACACCCTGAATGACATATTGATAATTACCCTCTGTAATCCTAGGAAGCTTGAACTTTGTTCTAGCCACTGTACAAGGATCAGCATAATCACAACACTCAGAAATAGGAACTTCCACCATCTCCAAGCAGGGAATGGTGGTAAAAACTGTATCGGTTGCCCATAACTTCCTCAGATTAGTCTCACGCTTTATCAGGAGGAAGGCATTGTTCTTAATTTCAGACATGACAGCTCTATCCGTGATCAAGTTGTCCGTGGAGAGCAACTTGTGCATAGAGCGTACATCTGAAACTAACTTCCTAAAAGTTGACATTATAAATACTGTTTGAATATATTCGTTATTCCGTCTTGTAAATCTATCAAGAACCCAGTCACCTCACCTTTAGTGATGGTGTATCCATTCTTATCATCCCAGCCACTTTTGGCTGTAGAGAATGCAGGGAGCTGATAGAACTTAATACCATTGAAATCAAGACTCATTTCATGGTGTTTATCACCTGTAAATATGTAGAAATTCTCATGATCTGACCACTCACTTTTAAATTCCATAGGGAATAAACCAGCAAGCTTTGCAGGCTTCAGAGCATCTCCATGGTTGAACATTAATGCTGAGGTGCCATAGCTTACATACTTCCTATATCTTGGAGAGATGTCAAAGAACACACGCTCCTCGTTTCTGAAGTAGGTTTGTAACCAACTGGCTAAATGCCATCCTACATATTCATCATGATTACCAGCTACAAATATAACATCCACATTTTCTCCTTTCTGAAGGAGCAGGTTTATCACGCTCACCTCATGATCACATATTGCCTGAAAAGCATCGTGGTATGAAAGGATGTTTTGTTGGGGAGTTCCCTTTGTAGTTGTGTTAGTGAATTCACTATTGAACTCATCAGAACCAATGATGTATTTGATGTCTGTGAGATTGTTAGATAGAGAAGATTGATTTAGGATTATTTCCACCCTCTGGATGAAATCACCAAAGCGTTGGTCTATATCGTTCTCTCCTCCTATGTCTAGCTTGTTTAAATGGGAATCCTGTTTGTTAATGATTAGGCAAGCATCTTTCTTACCTTTCTCATATTTGGGAGCCATTATTTCTGGAGATGCTGGTTGATAGGTTTCTAGGAAGGATACAAAGCTGTCCTGAAACACTTGCTCATCTTTCTTCTTACCCAACCAAGCTTTCACCTGCCAGTGAGGCTGGTTACCATTACCCCAGTAGTTCTGTACGTATTTAGTTATCTCCCACTTCTCTGTGTCAATATTGCACTTCTCAATTAACTCATCTAAGCTTTTGATTTCATCTTTGGAGTTGAACACCACCTCACCTGTTCCCTTCTGTACATCCTCCAAAAACCTTACCACATGGTCTTCTAGCTCTCCAATATAGTTTGAAATCTCAGCATCATTCTGTATTTCTTCTGATCCTTTCAACTCCCTCAGTAACTCATCCACCTCATTTTCTGTGATGTTTAGTTTGTCTGCATAGAACTTTTTGCTCTTTTTCCAGTGAAGCATTTGCTCCAGCTGTTGCAGAAGAGATTGATTTTCAGGCATTTGCAACTTTTTATAATTAAAATTGCCCTAAAGGTACGAAGGTTTTTTGGTATTTTCCAAATTATTTTAACCTTTCTGGTTATCCATTCTAACCAACTTAGTTATAAATAAAAAAACTCCCCAGGGTAGAAACCCCAGGGAGAAACCCTGAAAACCAACAAACAGAGCTTTTTTATTATTTTACCCTACAGTTGTTGTAGTGGTTGTTGTAGGTGTGGCTGTCGTAGTTGTGGTTGTTGTAGGACATGCCCCAAGATTAGCTGATGACACACCTGGTACAGGAGGCACAACTAATGTTCCTGCGCAAGCACATACATAGATGATGCTAGGGCCCGCTACAGAAGTGTTTACAAGAATTCCTCCACACTGATAGTAAGATATATTAACAGGTGAAACAGTTGAATTGGTCACAGAGTAGAACGCACAAGAAGGACAAGCTATTGTTGTAGTTGTTGTGGTTGTCGAACTTGTGGAAGTTGATGTTGTTGTTGTTGTTGGACAGCAATTACCTAAGGCCACCTGAAGATTGTAGATCTGTTGTTTAAGGCTACAGATTTGAGTGTCAATCTTTTGGAAAGCCACGGTTGCTGTGTCATATGTTGCAATTAATGTACAAGATAAATTAGGTCCGCTGTATGCAACATTGTTAGTTGGTGTAAGGGGCGTACTACAAGGATCACATCCGCAGGTGACAACAGGAATCGTTGTACAGCATGGATTTTGTGGAAGGTATATCATTTTATATAAAGAGTTTAACTGTTAAGGAATATACATGATGTAGTAACATCCTAGACCAGGCTGGTAGTTAGCATGGGCTAATCCGCCTCCTGTAGAACCAACACTAACTGCCACAGAAACTCCTGTGAATGCTGTGTTTGTACTAGTAGACGAACTCTTTATGCCATTCATATCCATAAGGTCACCTGATGTACCAGGCTCATTCTGATCAGCTTCTCCATGGGCATATGCAATTGTATGCAAGTGTCCAGGATCAGTTACAGTGGCTGTAGCCAAGTGAGAGTGAGCAGGAATCTCTGTAGCTGAAAGAGTTACACTGTTAGAACCAGCAGTTCCTAATAGAGCATAGCTAGGGTTACCAGCTACACCAGGGTCCACTGCAGGATTGAAAGCTCCTCCACCCATACCTGTTGTAGCACCAACTGGTACACGTCCTCTTTTATCAGGAGTGCTATTGTTACCATTACAGAGGTAGATTTTCTCCCAATAAGTTCCAACAATACCAGCACCTGTACCATCAAACTTACCTGTAAGAGATCCGTAGAACTCTACAACACTATAAGGAACCATGCGGTTGTAATACTTAGTGCTAGTTCCAACGCTAGTTAGATAGGCTGCAATCAGAGAGTTAAGATCAGAAAGCTTAACATAGTTTGTGCTTACATTAAGAGAAAGAGCATCAAGCTCTACCTCTAAGCCACAAAGCTTTGTAATAACAGCTTGCAGGATTGCATGTGTTCCAGAGGAACTAGTTACACCTGTAAGACATCCTACACTGTAAGATGCTTCTAAAGCAGCAAAATCATCCTCTAGAGCAGTAACGCGTGTGTCTAATTCACATACAGCTTGGATGATTGCACTAATGACATTTGGAAGACTAAGGTCTTCACATGATACAAGATTCTTACTTACAATCTCGCAAATAATTTGAGGGTTGATGGGTAGGATTATTCCAGTTCCATCGAGAGTTGATGTGAGAAATGTAATCAATGCTTGCTCAACATACGAAAGAGAGTCTCCTGTCTTGATTCCCAAAATAGGAACATCTACACCCGTATATCTTACGCATTGATCAGATATTGTTTCTACACAACCGTTATAGCAATTTGAACAAATGTTGGACATTTATTTATATTTTAAAAGTTTTACTCTACTCGCAATCATGTTCACCGTGAATGGAGCAGCATAATCGGGGTTACAATACTTATAAGCAAGTATTCTTCTGTAGTTTATAAGAGCCAGCATTACCCCTCCAGGTACAGGCTGGTTCAACATAAACACAACATTGTTGTATAAGTTGTTTGCAAGAGAAGCTAGTTTACAATCTATATCAGCAATTAATGCTGGAATACTAGCGCATTCTGGACAACTTGTAAGCCTGGGTGATAACATTTCCTATAAGTTTTCTTCCTTGTTTTATAGCACCATTACATGCTGCACAAAGACCGTTAATCAATTGACATCCACATCCAACCTTAGCTCCACAGTTTTTACACATAGCCATATTAGTAGAAGTTTATTATGTAGTTGGTTCCAGAGCAACCACAATTGTTTTTTATAAAGTTATTCAGCATCATATCTGCCTGAGTATAAAGCCTTGTTGCTTCAATATCAGCACAGTTGTTTGCAGCAGCAATGGCTCCCTGCATAAAGAAGTTGATAGAGTTGAGATCCACAAATGCTTGTGTTTTGATAGCTCTATCACATTCCATCATATCAAGCTTCATAAATGCTCCATCAAACTTCTCCTGTAACTGCTCAACACGCATAATAGACTTCTCTACGAAGTTTATGTATGCAGGAGCTACAGAATATCTTAAACGATAAACCCCATCAGGCAGAGGTTGATCTACACCTACGGGGCTTATTCCTAAATTTGATGTTGTAAATATGTTAAAGTCGTTAACGCTGAATGGTTTATAGAATGTTCCAAATCCAGGAACCGTAATTTCAATTGTAGCACCAGAAACAACAGGTGGATTAGTTGGGTAAACGGAAGCATCAGCAACCCCAAGAGTTGTTACATTATATGTTGGGATTACTAATATGTCTAGTTTTAAATCTGCCATGTTGCTTTAAATAAATAAGCCAGAGGATTGAGTAGTATCCTCTCACCTCTGGCTTAGGTTATATAATCTATGTTACTTGCCTACTATTACGGAATCAAGGTTGATGTTGTAGTAGTAGAAGGCCATACAGTGGTTGTTGTAGAAGTGGTGGTTACACACGCACCGTTCTGAGCAACAACTGCACCAAGACCTGCCACAAGAACTGCTTCAATAGCGGTTTCCATAGCGCTATCTTTCTGAACAGCAAGGATTACAGTGCTGTCTTCATAGATATAATCGCCCCACTGATAAGCAGACTTGTCGAACTCATTAAACTTGATGTAGTAAGTGGTATATGTAGTACCATCACTCACCCAGCTTTCAAAGTTCTCATTGTAACCGTTCATCCTGTAGAGATGCTTCAAGTAACCAGCTTGGTAGCTGTAGAAGTTTTTCTCCAATTGTGCAATCTCTGCAGAAGTACCAGAAGCGTAAGAAGAACGCTGTACTACAACAGGATCAGCAACAGTGTTACAAGGATCAGCTACAATGAAGTCAGCTGTAGTTGCAGGTCCGCTGAACACGAATGTACGGAACCACATTCTGTCATACTCGAAAGGAAATGCTGCCACATCACAAGGCTGACCATATTTGGTAAGAGGCTTACCAGTGATACGCAAGAATGCGTTTTGGTCGTTACCAATTCTCTGGAACTGATAGAAGTCAGAGAAAGTGATGTTGTCAGGGTTATTACCAGGAGCTTGAAGATTGAAGTGATAGATAACATCATCAATCAAAGCAGGTACATCAACGTTAGAACAAGGATCACCACCGCAATCACAACAAGGTGCGTTTACAGTTACTGAACGAGTGAAACCGTTGAAGTACAAGGTGTCAAGGTAGCTAGAGTGAGCACGAAGTGTAACAGTGATGATATCACCACACTGTGCGTTCCAGTTAACAACATCTGTAATTTGAGTGAGAGGAGTAGGACAACCGTCCACTTTGTACCACTCAGTTACATTGCTGTTACAACCAGCACCAGAAGGACAGCCTTTAATCTTATCAGAACGCTTAGAGCCTTGCAGATAAGTGTTTGTACGGCCCTGCGCAATATAAAAGTAAGGAGCAGCAGCGATGTTAGCTGCTGTAGCCAGAGTGTAGTCATTTTTGAAAATGCCCACTTGGCCAGCGCTCAAGTTTTGCGTAGATCCAGAGCTAGGGAGCGCAGTTTGCCCTACTGGTACTACGAAGAGCGTAGTTAATGAAAAATCAGCCATTTTGCTTTATTTTAGGTGATTAAAAATATTATTCGTTTGTCTGTATCCTGAACTGTGCACTTTGAACAGCAGCAGCGTTCTCTGTGTACATTGCTAGGTTTTGTACTGTTAAGTCTAACAACTCATCCTCTAGATAGAGTTCAAGTTCGCAGTCTTGATTAAATGATGGTTGGCCATCTAGCATGACATATCCTTCTGCATTTATATACACTGGATATCTCATATAAGACATATATATCTTACTAGGAGTGAACGTACCATCTGTAAAGATGGATATTTCATCTGTAGAAAGGAAGTTAAAAGTCTCTTGGTATTCAAAGCTTGGTTTGTAATGGGTGTTATTCAGAATGAACTGAAGGTCACCGTGTTTAGCCAAATCTCTGTTAATCCAGATCTTTCTATCCTTACACACCCCTTTGTCAGCAAGTATATAACTATCGATGTAGAACATATACTTAGGAACAAGCAGGTGCAGATTAGCAAACCATTGATTTAGTTCTTCATTCTTGAGAGTGAGATCAAGAGGTTGATGGTTATATGTTACGACCAAGCTTTGAAGGTCCTCATAACGCTTCTTAAAAGCATCAAGTCCCATTCCGCTCACTACACTAAAACCATCAACCTTTTGTTTTATCAGCTTAATCTGGGCCTCATTGAGAGCCAGAATTTTATCTTCCAAGTTAATTTGCTGGTGCACATTAGTTGACAGTTTATTTAGTTTTTGGTCTATCTTATATAATAAACTGTCTACTGGTATCATACTGCAGCTAATTTCTTAGTTTTCAGCTTTCCTTCGAGTGTTAACAGGAGATCCTGATTATCATCGTCAGAGAGCATCTTAATCAAATCATCTTCGTCCTTAGCTACTTCAAACTCACCTTCATATATTTTACCGTTAGGTTTAGATCTATATATGGAATGGGTGATGGCTTGCTTCACTAAGTCTTTGATATGGAGTAAGTTATCCTTCATGTCTGCAAAGCGTGTGAACACTTCAACAGGATTGAGTCCTTGATACTTACCGTTCTTAAACTCGGTTTGTTTGAGGACATTGTCTACAAGATTGTAAACTGCTTCCTCTTTAGTATCATCAGTCACAGGTAGTCCCAACAAACGTGCCACTTTTCTTTTTCTTTCAGGAGTCATTCCGTCAAACTTAACAATAGCCTTGTTAATCATTTGCTTCTTCTTGAACAGAACAGCATTCTCGATTTCATCATCAGCTACATAGAACTGAGTTTCAGCTGGATATTCACCACGCTCCCAAGCTTGATAAGAGCTTGCAATTGTTGGATGAACACGAAGCCATGAGAAGGCTAATTCCTGAAAAGGAATAGAAAGATCGAAGAAGTTGTCACCATCCAAAAGTTTTACAGGCTGAACGTGCAGTGTATCACTTGTTGATGTAGACAATCCATAGTTCCAGAAACTAGAACGAGGACTTAAATCAACATCCCCCAATGCAGCTTGCAATTTGTCTCTAAGATTCTTAACACGCTCAGTCTCCATTTCTCTTTCAAGAGGATCAGAGATTCTACGGATGTAACTAGCATTAGGATCAAGTCCTGTTCTGTACTGTCCATCCAATTCCTTGTAAGGATACTTAAATACCCCTGTACCAGGAATACGTGTTAGGCCTTTTAGTGAAAGACCGCCTTGCATTGTTTGAAGTTGTGAGTTGTTATACTCCTTCTTAATAGTTGAGATTTTACCTAACTTACCCATATGTAGTTTATTTTATTTGGTTTGTTTGCAGAGTGATTCCCACCGAAGGGACAGCGATTGGGAGACACCCCAGTCCAACCACTCTGTAAGTGAGAAGAGCTCCCCCACAGGGAGTGTG